CCAATGGATAAGGCCGCCCGCAATACCAAGAAAAACTCGAAGTCAATGTCGGATGCCCTAATTTCAGTCGGCAAAGCCTCCGCATTGATGGCTGTTGCTGCTGGTGGCGCGTTGGCATTAATGACCATTAAGGCCGCCCAGGCAGAGGACGCAATTAAAGACCTTGCCGCCGCCAGTGGCATCGCCATAAATGATTTTAAAGCCCTTTCCTATGCGTTCGGCACGGTCGGGATATCTGCTGAGCAGCTTTCCGAAATGTCACGAAAGGCCGTTACTAGCCTCGGTAAGTTTATGCAAACGGGTAAAGGCGGCTTTGCCGACGTGTTCGAGGTACTGGCAGGTAAAGTCGACCTAACCGCCGACTCATTGCGCGGGCTTACCGGCCCTGAAGTTTTACAGAAAGTTAAAGACGCTATGGACCAAGCGAATGTGCCTATAGAGCAACAAGGCTTTTTACTCGACAAAGTGGTCAAGGGCGCCGGTAAATTAATACCGTTATTTGCGGACCAAGGTGCCGCGCTTAACGAAATGACCGACAAATTTAACAAGTATAACGAATCGCTTTTATTGAGCACCGAAGCGTCCGACGACTTGGGCGACATTGCCGACGATTTCGACTTGCTTAAAGTTACGATGGAAAACGCCACTAAGTATCTGGCGGCCGAGTTCGCCCCCGAGCTTAAAAAAGCCATTAATTGGGCGCTTGAAAACGTACCTAAAGCCGTCTCTGCTATGGAGTCTTTCTTCGGGCAATTCCGAGACGTTGAAGATATAAGCAGCGTTAACGTGTTGCTCGAAAAACAAGCTAAAAATATAGAAACCATCGCCGCCATGCAGGCCAAAGTACAAAACGGGACAGCCGGAACCCGCGTATACGATACGCTCGAAGCCGCGCTATTGGAGAACTCGGCCATAGAGTACAAGCTGGACCTGTTAAAACAGCAAGAACAAGTCCAAAAAGCCGTTGTTGCCGCCGCGTTACCGACGACCATCGACACTGCAAGCGCAAAGGTCGCACAAAAAGAAGCTATAAAACTGCAAAAAGAAGCGGCCGCCGAGCTTGTTAAATTTCACGAATGGAAAATTAAACAGGCCGACGACGAACTCGATTTAATTTACGAGCTTGACGACGCCCGCCGCGAATCGTTGCAGAAACAAAAAGACGAGTTTAACGCCCGGCGCGAAGAAGCGCCGGACTGGTTGAACGTTTTAGAAAATGAAAACGCGACGGAACTGCAGCTTATCGCCCAGCACGAACAAGATAAACTCGACATTGCCGAAGCGTACTATATGGACGGCTCTTTAAGTCGCGAGCAATACCAAAATGCTTTAACTGAGATTGACAAGGCCGCAGCCGCCGAGCGCGAACAGTTCGAGCTTGCGAGGCAACAGCTTTTATTTACATCGGGCGAGCAATTCTTCGGAGCTATGGCCGACATGGCTAAAACTTTCGGTGGGGAGCAATCGACCTTCTATAAAGTCATGTTTGCCGCGCAAAAAGCCGCCGCGATTGCGTCCTCGATTGTGGCTATACAGCAAGGTATCGCGCAGGCGGCAAGCTTAACGTTCCCCGCGAATATCGGCGCAATGGCAACCGTGGCCGGCGCAACGGCGGGGCTTGTTTCCACAATTGCCAGCACGAATATCCAGGGTATGGCGCACGACGGGATCGACTCGGTGCCGCAAACGGGCACATGGCTTTTACAGAAAGGCGAACGCGTGACCACGGCGGCCACAAGTGCTAAACTTGACCGCACGTTATCGAATATAGGCAGCGGTGGCGATGTTACTATCGTTAACCAAACCACCGGCCGAGTGGATAATGTGGAAAAACAAACAATGGACGATGGGCGGCTTGTTATTATCATCCAGGAAGTCATGAACGCGGAACTAAACAACCCGAACAGCCGAACCAATAAAACCCTAACGCGAACGCGACAAGCGCCGAGGAAGTTTTAAAAATGCCCGCAACGTTCCCCGCCAACATTTGCCCGGTAATTAGCCAAGGTTACGCTTTCGGCACACCTAACAATGTGTTGTCAATCGAGACGATGGGCGGCGCGCCTTTACAGGTTCTCGACTACCGCACCGGCCCTGTTGAAATTGGTGTTACAGTTATCGGCGGGCGTTTAATCCGCGACGTAATGAGCGATTTTATCTACGGCAAAATAAATGCGGGCGCCGATAAGTTTTACATGAATCTCGACAGCGGCTTCGGTACCGAACAGCACATCGTACAAATGGTGCCCCAGTCGGTAAAATTTGACGGCGGCAACGGCCCCGTGTGGGTAATTAGTTTTACTGCCCGAGCCGAAACCACACCGGCGCAAGACGCGCCTTATGGGGGCAACCTGGCCGACCTGTACGCCATTTACGGGGACGATACTGAGGCGCTATTGGCCGCGCTTGAGCTATTTGTTAATACAGAATTGCCGGTCTATTTTTAAATGAGTACCGCCGACGAACTAAGGGCCATGTTGGTAAGCTACCCCGCCGGGGAGTACAGTATCGACACGCTCGAAATATCCCACCCGTTAATGTCGCAATCGTATTTTTTGACCCGCGAACCGGAGGGCATAACCGCCACGCTTGAAACGGCCGTCGTTCAAGGGTTTACCGGGGCGCAAATAAACCTCGAACTTAATTCGACAAAAGATGATCTGGATCAAAACTTCCAGTTTACTTTTCCGGATTTGGATAACGTGCTCGATGACGAAATGGCGCGTATTCCGTTCGACGACACGACCCCTATTACTGTTATTTACCGGGCGTACCTCAGTTCCAACTTGACCGCCCCGGCCGAGGTTTTCCCTTTAGAAGTGTTGGACATATCACAACAGAAAGGCGCTTTTACGTTAGCGTGTGGCGTTTCCCAGCTTAACTGGCGACAAACCGGGATAACCTATAATTTTGACGACTTCCCAATGTTGCGGGCACTGTGAGTTTTATAACCGACACCATAGGGTTGCCGTATTGTCTCCACAACTTGCGCGGCGTTAATTGTTGGGGCTTGGTGGCTTTATATTATAAAACCCGAGGCGTAAAGCTTCCCGAGTATAAAGCTGAAGCGCTTAACACGAGGGCAATTAGCACCGCTTTTTCCTTGGCATTTTTGGAGGGAGCGCACGGGTTCAAAATAACAACAAGCCCCGTTAATGGCGATGTGATAATATTTAAAAGCGCCACGCAAACCCATTGCGGTATTTGGGTCGAAGGGAAGGTTTTACATTCAAGCCCGACGGTTAAGGGCGTCGCTTATCAGGAAATAAAAGACGTTTCGGGCTTCACGAGTATAGAGTTTTGGACTTATGACAAAGATACACCTCCGAACGATAACAGGTAACACCGGCACCGTTAAAACCGGCTTAACGGTCGGGGAATGGCTTGTCAAAAATTACTCAGGCACCGGCAAAGCGTGGACGGTTTTACACAACGGCGTCGACATAACTCTCGATATTGATAAACTTTGTGAAGGCCGGGGCGAGTACACTGTTATAGAAACACCGGCCGCAGGGATAGGCGTCGCGGGTTGGATCGCTATTGTTTCACTCGTCATTAGTGTGGCCGCCTACGCGCTCGCCCCCAAGCCGAAAATCCCGGCCACAATAAATCGCAACCAGGAAAGCCCGAATAACGCACTTGGCGCACGCTCGAACCAGGCGCGCCCGTTGCAACGTGTGCCCGATATTAAAGGGACGGTTAAGTCAATACCCGATGTGGTTATGCCCCCATACTTTAAATATCAGGACTTACGCACCCGTGTGGAGCATGGCTATTACTGCGTAGGCAGGAAGCAATTAAGCATCGCAAGCATTAAAGATGGGGACACGCCGATAAGCTTGATCGAAGGCGCGTCGGCCCAAGTGTACTACCCGTACAACTCGCCCAACTCGAGCGCAGGCCCGGACGTGCAAATAGGGGACTTTATCGACTTGCCCGTGTACACCCCGTACAGGTCGAACGAGGTTGACGGCATCGCGTTGCCGGCTACTCAGGAACTCGGGGCCACGCCTTTAGTTAACATTAACACGTCGAGCAATTATCCCGACTTTGGTTTTTCCGTCGGGGTCACGGCTACCGAGTTTGTCATCGCGATAACAACTGCAGGCTTTGGGTCGAATTGGCTCTCGCCGGATTACTACGCAGGAAACTCGGTTATTTTGGAAAACTGGAATATTGTGCTTTCCTCCGTGGTTTATAATATTGACGGGACTTACGAAATAACCGACGTTACCCAAACAAGCAGCATTTCCTACAATATAACGGTTAGCCAAGCCACCGCGACCCCCGCCGGCGCTACGTCAATGTTTGATAATTTCGGGGCGTCAATACGGACGGTTTACAGTACCCCTTACGACGAGTGGTACTACATGACCCGCGCCGAGTTGGAGCAAGGGTTCGTTAATATCACCGCCCCGAACGGTATTTACCGGGACACCGGCGCGGCTTTCCCCCTTGCACTTACTGTCGAGTTTGAGGTCGAAGTCGAGCCGGTCAATATTGACGGCAACCCGAGCGGATCGTCCACGGTTTACAGCGGGGCTCTATCCGGCAATAGCTCAATTAAGCGCGGCATAACTGTGGGATTCACGCTCCCGTATTCGACCCGGTTCCGTTGCCGCGTACGTCGCGCCACCCCACGCAATACGTCCAGCGGCACGATAATGGACGATATTAAGTGGGAGGACTTATACGGCCTCGATACGGTCGACCTTACCGACTTCGGCAATGTGACCACAATACAAACTAAAACCATCGCCACACCTTTTGCGACAGCCGTTAAAGACCGCCAGTTGAACTGTATCGCGTCGGAAATGCTCTACAAGTACGAAGCCGGGGGAACGTACGAAACGGCTTTAACGGTAAACGCGAGCGCCATACAGTCCTATATTAGCGACTTTACCGACCCGCAATTAGGCAACCGCCCTTTGGCGGAACTTGACGCCGACGGTTTACTCGATTTAGAAGCCGCCATTGTGGCTTACTTCGGAACGACCGAGTACACGCAATTTAATTTTACGTTAGACAGTACGGA